GGGACAGCACCCATGCCATAACCTGCACCAAGAATCGTAGTCTTCCCAACAAAGCGTTCTTCATCGGTAATCTTATCTTGCGTCTTGCCGTATATGGAGGATGCCATCATCTTATAAACGTCTTCGCCCATCTCAAACGCTTTGACCAAATCGTTCTGCCCTGATAACCATGCCAATACTCGCGCCTCAATCTGTGAGGAGTCGGAGTCAATTAGCACGTAGCCCTTAGGCGGGATGATCGAGGTCTTCAGCGGTGACTTGCGTGGGATGTTCTGAAGGTTTAGCTTATCGTCTCCGCCCCACCTTCCTGTGTGAGCCGCATAGTAGCGTAGCGGGACGGGTAATTTGCCGCGTTTAGATATGTCAATAAATCTCTGAGTCCGTGTCTCTTCTAGCGTACTCTTAGTACCTAGTCGTGCCGCCACCAGTGCTTGCACTCGCTCGTCAGGATGGTCTGCTAAATCTTTAAACCCTGCATCACTCTTAGCCATAGCAAGTGCAAGTTTGCCTGTTGTCAGGCTGATCTTCATAGGGGGCTCAACACCAAACTCACGCAGTCTAGTGGCAAACTTCTCGTTCGACATAAGTACTTCGCGATCGGCGCTGGCGTCGGCTATGAGCTGTTCCTTCTTGGATACCACATCAATCAGGTGTTGCTCAAGTAGCGGGAGGTTTAGCTCAAGCACTGGTGCCGTGAACATGCGCAGAGTTAAGTCAATCAGTTTTAGTTCTTTCTTTTTAAAGTTTGCAAGAAGAATGTTAAACAGTTGATAGGTTATCTCAACGTCGTTCTTGCAATAGTCTCCATAGCGGTCTAGCTCGTCAGGGGTAAAGCTACGTCGGTTCTTGCCCAACGCATTAAGCACCTCTGTACCTTTAGCCCCTAACCCATAGCGTAGTGCTAGCTTTGCAAGACTGTTGCCAACCTCCGTGCCATCAACTGCTCTTGCCATTGCTAGCGTATCACCAAGCACCTTCGGATGGATATCGAAGTGCCACGCTAAGATAGCTCCATCAAACATCATGTTGTGGGCTACCACGAAACTCTCCGGCATGTTAAAGCTATCGAGCCACTCTTTCGTTTGTTCGCGTGTCCCGCTAAACCATTCAGTCGGTTCGTCATTTACCTTGACACAAACACCGATCGCTTCAAAACGCTCGTCACGAATGTATTCCTCTGTTGTTATCTTAGTCAGACTGAATTGCTGATCGTAGTACGTTTCAAAGTCGATGGTGATTATGTTCATTTGGCTTCCAATTAGATTACTTGGCAGTCTCGATAGCTCGGGTCAAATACCACTGAGCTTTGCGCAAGTCTTCCAACTTGTTGCCTTTGTGGTCGGCACGTGTGATGTACTTGACCACGTTACCAAGGTTGTACCCTAGGTTCTTAGCTTCAATGAAGTCGATAGTCTCAATGCCGCCTACCTTGTAGTGGGCAGGGTGTTCAACGGGATCATTCTTTATCCACCGCAACATGTCGTCACTTAATTTAGGACGCTTCAAGCCCCCTACTTCAACGCCTACTGGTTTATCTGAGCTAAACACACCAAGCGTTTTCCAATTTTCTTCTTTCGCTATCATTGGCGTCTCCATCTTACGACGAACTGCATAGACGTTTTGATATCGCGTATCAAACATCTTTGCAACATCAGCGGTTTTAGCTGTTGGGTTGTCATTGAGGTACTTACGAATCTTACTAGCACGTGTTAGCTTTTTAGCCATTTGGTTTTCCTTGAATTTAAAAAGTTGCATCTTCATATTCTGTTGATGCTATTTGTTTTGGTTGGCGTTTATTAAGGGCTACCAACCATCGGCCCGTTGCTCTTTCGAAAGGCCACCACTCTGACCAATCGACCTGTCCCTTGGGATTACCCCTTCGAACAGTGTCTCCACTGACTTGTAACTGTTTCCGCACCCTAGGCAGATTCGGTATCGGTATACATCTTCCTCCACCTTCCGAGTCTCTCTCACTGTCGACTTGGTTACATTGCACTTCGGGCATTTCATTTTGCACTCTCCTTCTCCTTTAATAGCTCGTCATAATATTTCTTGGGCATTGGCGTTTTCTTGACAATCGTTTGTCGTAACCACTCTGCTCCACCTAGCTGATTAAAAATAATCCAATGTCTATCTGACATACGTACCTGTCTCCCTATCAGGGGCTCAGGCGGTTTCGGCCTTGGCATTGTTTAGATTCCTCCTTGTTACTCTGTTAGACCAACATACTACGCAGTGCCATTTGGTATGGCTCATTTGTATACCACCCTCAGGCGGTTTCATCTCATTGCACTGCGAGCACTCTTTGTATCTATGAAATGGTTGCTTGCTACCAATATCCAACTGACGTTTAACGAAACCGTTCATGCTTCATGTCCCTAACATATCTTGCAAAGCTATCGGCAGTATCACCAAAGGCAGTTCGCATAGCATCAAACTTCTGTGCAACCTCTTCCAACACTTGATTGCGTATGTTATTTATGTCCCTGCTTGTGCTGTATTCTTGTATATCATCATCATCTGTCATGCTTGCACCTTCGCTTTTGGTTTAGCTTTGGTTTTCATAAAGTCAATGTCAGGTTGCTCCTTACGAAGTTCCGCATACTCTAGCTGTACACGCTGAGCATTTATGATCTTTCCTGCTGTGTTGTTCATCTCTGTGGCAATCTTTACATCCATTGAGCCGTTTTTGAGTCCTTCGTATAACTCAGATAACTCTGTTGTCAATTCACTGATGTGTTTCATCTTCAATCTCCCATATTTTGCGTTTAATAAAAAGTCTTAACCTTGCCGCTTCGATCAACTCGGGCGAATCAGGTAGCTTGTAAAGCCTTCGAACATACGTATTCGATGCTTTTGCAACTTGCTTTTTGGCTTTTGCTCTAGCTATCTCAGGGTGAGCCTTGCGGTACGCATCCTGACGTGCTTTAATTCTTTCTTTATTAGCTTGATGGTATTCCCTCCTTTGTTCGGTTATTCTTTCTTTGTTGGCTTTTTCGTATGCCTTCACTTTGTCCTTGTTAGCCGCATACCAAGCTCTGTTCCTTGCTAACTCGCGTTCTAAATTAGCTTCGCGGTTAGCCTGTCGTCTTGCGTTCCTTACTTCTTTGTTGGCTTCGTGGTACTTCTTGGCACGTGCAAGCACATATTCTTTGTTAGCTTCTTCCCACTCCTTTTGCTTTGCGTACACATGCTCTTTGTTATTTTCAAAATACTCTTTGGCTTTGGCGGCTATGTGTTCCTTGCGAGTAGCACGATATGCTTTCCGTTTTGGTGCTTGTATTTCTTTGGTTGCTAAGTAGTACGCCTTTCTGCGTTCTCTCTCAGCTTCAAGTTCAGCTTCGGTCTTAGAGGCCTTTACCTTGTCTTTGTTAGCTCGCGCATACTCCCTCTGTCGCGCTCTAACCTTATCTCTGTTAGCTTCCATGTACGCCTTGCGCTTCTCCTTCAGCAACTCCTTGTTAGCTTCTCGGTACTCCTTGTTTTTAGCGGCGGCGAGTGCTTTCTTTTCCGCATCCGTCATTCTTCTAGCACCCCCTCAATGATTCGGTTAATCCTAAACAACGCTTCTTCTCTGTCAGAGATTGTTAACGCTCTATCAATCTCAATCAAAGCTAAGTAATAGTCCTCACCCTTTAGCGCATGCTTAAGTTTGGTTTCATCGTGTGGGTAGGTAAACTCAAGTACGGCTTTCATACGCCATCCCCTTGGTGAGCAATATGAGCAGTCTTGCTTTACGCCATGTTATTCGCACATCAGTATTAGACGAATTACGATACTTGAACTTAGGGTCCGTGCAAGAACGTAAGGGAATCGTCTTGGATTGGTATTTAAGTTGTTCCATTTATTTTCTCCTGTTAAAACTATTTGTAATTTTGGCCTATCGCGAAACTCTATGGTTTCTTCTTGGGAACGGTCATTGTTTGCGTAGCAACAATGTCTCTAGGTCTTCCACGTTGGACTCGTTGATAACTAAAGCCAACCCGCCAGCAACGCAAATTCTTGCAAGCTCTCTATTCTGCAATGCAGTTGTAGTGCCGCCTTTACCTTTACATTCAATCGCAAAGAATAAACCATTTAGGCAACCAATGATATCGGGGATACCACTACGCCCATACCCACCAGTAGTAGGCATAAAGTAATACGCGCCCATCATGTCTAAAGTCTTTTTAACTTTAGCTTTTACTTTACCTTCGGGTGTCATCGCCATAATTTCTCTCCAACGTTGACTCAGTATAGCACATAAAAAAGCCCAACACAATGGTCGGGCGTAAAAAAAGACACAATGACTAATAGTCATTGTGTCTCGGTAGTTAAGTAATTAACTTAGCAGTCGGTGTATGTTTCTCCACCTACTAGATAGAAGTAAGCTCTCTCGGGGTGATCGCTAGAAGCATCATCAAACCTTACGCCAATATGTTCTACTGGTTGTCTATGCTCGAGAATCTTAGCGATAGTAATCTTCTCTTGATAGTTGTTAGGCAAGTCGTAGGTTGACTTCGCTTCGTATAGCATACTGACTGTGGCGATATCTACTACATTGATAGTGCCATCCATCTCTATGCGGATAGCAACACCATTCTTATGCTTAGTAAACTT